TGGCGTGAAATCCCTGCTCGACTCACAACGCTGGGGCTCTTACCGATGAGCAACGTATCCGGGACGATTTCCGTAAACGTCGAGTTCCGCGACACGACCACGTCTAGCGGCGTGCAGTCGCTGAAGACGATCACGCTGCAGGAAAGCACGGAGTACACCACGGGCAAAGTGGCAGTGGTGAGCGGGACGGTAGGAACGTCAAGGGCAGCGCTCTGGTCTGCTGATAGCCCTGTTTCTTTTGGTGGCTACAAAGATTCCGCCGGCGTCAATGTTGCGTTTGATTCGATAAATCGAATTGCACTTCGTTCCAGCAGTTCCTCTGGAGTGACTATAGATGAGCCAGACGGAAACTCTTTCAAGTTAGTCTCACGAAACAACGAGGTTGCTGTTTGCAGCGGCTCTGGGATTGGCCTCGAAATTTATGCTAACTCAGGAACTGCTTCGTTTTCCGTTGTTTTGATCGGCCCGAAAGCGCAAGCATGATTGACCCCGGCAAACTCCGCGAGCGGGTGACGGTGCAGCAGGCGTCTGCGGCGCGCAACAGCCTGGGCGAGTCGGTGCTGTCTTGGAGCGATTGGCAGACGGTCTGGGCCAGCGTTGAAGGTGTGAGCGCCCGTGAGGCTTTGGCGGCTGGCCAGCAAGACACCACGATCACGCACCGCGTGCGGCTCCGCTATCTGCCTGGGCTCACGCAGCGCGATCGGTTCTCGTGGCGATCCCGCACGCTGAACATCGTCAGCCTGCTCGAGTACAACAACCGGGCCGAGCACGTTGCCATCTGCGAAGAGGTGACGTGATGGCTGGCGGCGTGGACATTACGGTTGAGTTCCCCGAGCTTGCAGCCATTCGCACGGCGTTCACACGGCTGCCAAAAAACCTGTCTGCCAAATACATGGCTGCCGCATTAGGCCAGGCCATCGACCCAGGCTTCAAGCTACTAAAGACGCTGACGCCGAAAGGACCGACCGGCAACCTGCGGCGAGCGATCCGCAAGAAAACAAAGCGGTACACAAAGACTGGCTCGGGCGTCGCGCTGGCGGGATTTACGGCCGCACCAAAACGCAAAGGCAGCGACCTGAAATCCAACGAGAAAGGCCAGCATCAAGGCTTTCTGGAGTTTGGCACAAAGCGTCGCAAGACCAAACGCAACATTGCCAGCAGTTTTCGACGCAGCGGCCCCGTCCGCATCGTCGTGGCAAAGCGTTCCGGCAAGGTGACAACGAAACCAAAGCCGCCCAAAGGATTTGTGCGAGTCGTCAAAAAAGGCGACACCGTGGATCTCGGTGAATTTCCAATCGGCGGTAAGGCTGGCGTGCCACCAATCCGCACCGCATTTGAGCGAACGCGCACGCAGATTTCCGCCAAGTTGAATTCCGAGATGACGAAGGCGCTTAACAACGCCATCAAAGAAATGGCCAGCCCGTTTAGGAGAGGCTTGTAGCCATGCCGCTCAAATCCCCAGAGTATGTTCTGCGCACTGCCTTAGTCACGGACGCCGGCGTGGCCCTGCTGCTGGGCTCTCGCATTTACCCCGTGCTTGCCCCTGCGTCAGCGGCCCTGCCGTTTGTCACCTGGCGACGGTCAGCGATTGAGCGGGAGCAGACGCTTGGAACGCCTGCTGGCATGCCTCGGGTTAGCGTGGAATACAGCATCTACGGCACCACCTACGAAGAGGCCCGCCGCGTGTCTGACGCCATGCGGCTCGTTCTGGATGGATACGGCGGCAGTTCCGACAATACGGAAGTGAAGCAAGCGTCGTTGGAAGACGAATCCGACGACTTTGTGCAGCTGGCGGGAGCGGATCTTCCGCCGGTCTACCAGGTGACGCAGCGTTACGACGTTTGGTGGAGCGAGGGATAAGACATGCCATACACGCCCCATGACGGTTCCGGCACCACGTTTTCATTTGCCGGCAGCACGTATACCGTCACCAGCATCACGTACAGCATCACCGACCAGGCCGCCGCAGACCAGATCGACGTTTCACACCTCGGGCAAACCACAGGGGCTACGGTGCTCACGCTGGCCCGTCCGCTCAAGGGCTCGGCTGGAGACACCGGCAAAGAAGTGACCATCGAATACTTGGCAGCCTCTGGCACGCCGATTGCGCAGGGCCAGACAGGCACGCTGGCAATCACTGGCGGCATCACGCTGAGCGTCAGTTCCACTTGCAAGTCTTCCAGCGTCACGCTGACTGTGAATGACGCTGTCCGTGGCTCTGCCGCCTTCCAGGTGCCGTAGCCCACAGGGAGCCTCCCGTGGCTAGCTACAGCACAAACGTTGCGGTGAGCTGGAACGGCACGCCGTTTGTCGAAGTTACCGGCCTGACGTGGACCTACGGCGGCGGCGCTGTGAAGGGCCGCAGCGTCATTTGGACCGACGAAGCCGGCACGTGCAGCGTCGAGTGCCTGGGCGGCGCAAACACGGCCACCAGCAACTACGGCGTGCGTGGCGACCTGGCGATTAGTGGCGGCGGCCAATCCTTGACCAACAAGGCAGTATGGGAGTCGCTGAGCGTGGCGAACGAAGTGAACGGCGTCACCCGGTTCACCGTCACATTCAAACTTCTGGACAACTGAACCATGGGATTGAAAGAACAGATCAAGGCCGCGAGCGTTCGCAAGCCGCTGAAGGTGCACGTAAAGGAATGGAACCTCGACGTGTACGTGCGCGTCCTGAGCGTCGGCGAGCGTGATGCCTGGGAATTGGCGTGGCTCGACATTCGCAACAAGGGCGTTGCGAAGTTTGACAACTTCCGTGCGTTCTACCTGGCTCGCACGCTCTGCGACGAGCACGGCGTGCGGCTTTATCAAGACAATGAATTGGAAGAAGTGGCGGCGCTTGATGGTGCTGTCATGGGTGAACTGTTCGATGTGGCACAGAAGCACAACAAACTCACGGAGGCGGACGTAGTCGAACTAGCCGGCGAGCTTTAACGCCAGGCCATCGCGGCGGTTCCTGTTCATGCTGGCCGGGCATCTCGGGATGACGGTTGGCGAGCTCGAGCAGCGGATGGACAGTCGAGAGCTGAGCGAGTGGCTGGCGTTTGCCCGCTACTACCAGCCGCTGGACAACTCGTGGGCACAGATGGGTGTGCTGGCCAGTGCAATGCTGGCTCCGTACGCACGGCGTGGCCACGTTCCAAAGCCGGCAGACTTCATCCCAACCGAAGCCGCACCGCAACACCGCACGCAGATGCTCGACGTTCTCGCTCAGATGAAACACGACCTAGACGGCAGATGACATGAGCACAGCACTTGGATTGGCAATGCAGATCAGTGCCAACACGGCCCAGCTGGCCCAGGCTGTGGCCGATGTGAATGCCAAGCTCGACTCCATGGGCGAGGCTGGGAAGAAAGCGTCTAGCGATCTGAGCACGCTGAAGAACATTGAGATTGGCAAGCTGGCCCTGGGCGGCATTCGCGCTGCCACGGCTGCGTTCACGAGCCTGGCCAGCTCGGTTACAGGGGCCGTCACGTCGGTGACATCGTTTGCCCTCAGCGTGGGCGAAGAGCTTGACGCCTTGAACGACGTGGCCAACCGGACCGGCGTCGGCGTCGAGGCGTTGCAGGCGTATGCACGGGCTGCGGCCGACACTGGAGTGAGCGTGGAGTCGTTCGCCAAGCAGATCCAAAAATTGACGATTAACATCGGTAAAGCCACTCTCGACGATAAGGCACAGAAGAAGTTCGAAGAGCTTGGCATTGTCTTTGAGGAGCTGAAGGCGGCAACGCCTGAGCAGCAGTTCGAGCAGGTCGTGGATGCGATCTCTCGCATTGCAGATCCGGCAGAAAGGGCAGCGCAAGCCGTTAAGTTTTTTGGCAAGGGCGGTATCGAACTTGGCGAGTTGTTCACGCTCGGGCCTGGTGCACTAACGAATATGAGGCAGGAAGCCCTCGCGCTTGGCCAGGTTGTCGATGCAGATGCCGTCAAGGCGATCGACAACATGAACGACTCATTCGCCGCCGTGTTCGCCACGGTCAAGGGACTGACCGGCGCCATCCTCGGCGAGCTTGCGGGTCCAATTAGCCAGATCGCCCAAGACCTTCTTGGCGTGATTAGGCAGGCCGGGCCGCAACAGATTGCCCAGCAGGTGGCTCAGGGTTTGCTCGATTTCATCAAGCTGGCGGGCAATTCGTTCTTCAAATTAGCCGAGTTCATCGAAGCGTTTATCAAGAAGTTCGCCCCGATCCTGGGGCTCGACATCCGCAGCGAGGCAGAGAAGGAGTTGGAGGCGCTTCGCAACAAGGAAGCGGGCACAACTCGCACAGTCAGTATCGGCGGCCGGCCTGTTGTGCAGTTCACGCCAGGCGAGCTGACTACGCAGGAAAAGCAGCGGCTGGGCGACCTTGAGCGGCAGGTGGCGGCCGAAGCCTCTGGCAGCGTGCTGCGGCAGTTCCAGGCCAACTTTAACGCAGCCATCGACACGGCATCCCAATCTCTTCAGCAACGCATGGAGGCAAACGCCGCAGAAGCGGGTCCAAACGCCGCCGAGGAAAAGCAGGTCACGCTGCTCGAGCAGATCAGCCGCAATGGCCAGATCGGAACCGTGGAGATCCTGAACTAGCCATGTCCGTACTCGCCTTCCGTGAGGTTCTGCCGCGCACGTTTACGCATCGGTTTGGCGAGAGCCCGACTGCCGAGCGGAAATTCGTTGTTACGACAGACGCGCCGGAATCTCATCAGACGCTTCTGAATGCAGTTGGCATTTTTCACGGTGCAAGCCACCCTGAATTCACCTACCTGCGTTGCACGGAAGGCAGCGTCACAGAGCCAGACCGGCAGCACGCCGAGATCACGTACCGCTACGAAGTGCCCAACGTCGGCACTGAAGACAACCAGCCCAATCCGCTGGCCCGCAAAGACGTGTGGAGCTTCAGCACTGGCGGCGCTGGCATCCCCGCGCTCGTCTACTACCAGGGCAGCGGCAACGCCAATCGCAAGGCACTGATAAACACAGCTGGCGATTTCTTCGAGTCGGCCATGACTGAGGAATCAGAACTTCGGTGCAGCATCAGCGGCAACCGGGCTGTGTTTCCTGTCGCAATCGCTGCTCAGGTAACAAACTGCGTGAACTCCGATCCGTTCATGGGGGCGGCCCTGCATCAGTGGAAGTGCCAAGGCATTAGTGGCCAGCAGCAAGTCGAAGTCGTCAACGGCGTGGAGATCAAATACTGGAGCGTGACCGTCGAGCTCGTGTATCGCCAAAGCGGCTGGAATCTCCTGTTGCCAAACGTCGGCTGGAACTACATCAGCGGCTCAGGCAGCAGCGCCAAAAAGAAGCGGTGCTACGTGTTCAGCGAAGAAGATGAAAAGGTGGCGTCAGCCAACGTCATGGCCCTGAACGATGACGGCAGCATCCGATTTAACACCGACTTCACCGGCTCAGGAGCCCCGACAATCTTGAACCGTCGAGTACACCCAGAAGTCGCTTTTACACCGCTATTCGGAACCCCGCCGTTCTAAGGAGCCCGCCCCATGCCAGACGTCAACTACACGATCAACGCCCAGGTGCAAAAGGGCGCTCTCTCGCAGCAGTTCGCCGCGTCTGGCATCACTGCCGACATCGCCACGGCTGGCATTCTGGCCGTCACGCTGAATCTGGGCACGGACGTCACGCAGATCAGCACGGCCACGATGGGCTCGCTCGGCCTGTGTTTCGCCCGTTCGCTCGCCACGGAGACAACGCACACGGTGTCCTTCGGCCGGTTCGACGGCACGAACCTGCACGAGACTGTCAGCCTGCGTGCCGGTGAGGCTGCGATCCTGCGGCTGGCGTCTGGCAACTACGCCGCGAAGGCTGCCGTGGGTGGCTCCCGCCTGGTGCTCACTGTGCTCGAGGACTGACCATGGCCCAGAAGCCAGACGGCAAGCCCGCACGCACGGAGCGCGTCACGTTCACGAAGCCCGCCGCCGAGCGGATCGCCAAGGTGGTGCGAGCCGTTGAGGGTGGCGACAGGGACGCTGGGCCGCTGACGTTTGGATTTCGCGGCACAGGCGGCGGCGGCAAGGCGTTCCGGGTCTGCACCTTCACCGGCTCTTGGTCGATCAACGCCACGAAGACGGTAAATTTTCTCAATCAGACGGCCACGCCGAATACCGTGGCGGCGGTGAATCTGTTCGCTGCTCTCACTGCCGCTTCCGGTTCACGAAACTGCGCGATCGCCAAAGACGGGACGGCGTGGTATCTCATCGCCGCACAGTGCTAATATGGCAATGCTCGGCGCTTCTTGTTCTCCGTGTTGCACGCAAGATGGCTGCTGCGGCGCTAAAAAATACGTTCTGGTTTTATGGATTGCTAACTCAAATGACACGCCCGGCCTGTTTTGGGACGTAAGGTTTTTAGGGCGCAGCGGTACTGCGTTTTGCGGGACGGTGGAGAATGACCCTCCTCTAATAACTTCATATTCTCACATCCCTATTCTTAACCAGTTTCCTCCGGCGCAGGATGGCCGCATTACTCGTCAAAATTTTTCTGTGCATCACATGTTCGCGTATCAAATGGAATTATGGTCTGAATCTGCCGTCGTGGATTTGCATGCTGGCTGGTGGTGCCCCAGTGGCAACTGCGTCATTCCGTGCTGCGGAAGTGGCCCGGTTACGTTTTTTGCTAATTTGTTTTGCTCTAATAACAATAACTTTTTGGTTGGCGCGTCTTTGTCGCCTCTGCCTACTCAAAGCATTACCGTTACGCCGACAACTTATAGCGTTTTTGAAAATCGATGTAGCGTTCCAAAGGTTGGTAGTGTTACAGTGTTTACCGATTGTTCGTTTACCATGAACAATCTTCCATGATTGTTTCCTCTCGGCGCAATCTTGCGGAGCGGTGCCTAGAACGAGGCTACTCGCTTGATCAGGTCATGCCGTGCGTCATTGCGCAGGATGGCGACGAGTGGACGATTGACGTAGATCATCCGGCGTATCCAAGGCATCCGAAGCCAGGCTTTGAGCCACCGCAGCCCGCGCCAGCAGCACCCTCGCACGGCCCAGGGACCGAACTCTCCAAGCTCTTGAAGCGCTTCGGCATCGAGCCAACGCCTACCTGCGTCTGCCGCGCCAAGGCCGCACAGATGGACGCTTGGGGAGTCGAAGAATGCAGCAAGCCCGAGCGTATCGAGGAGGTGGTCGGCGTGATGCGCGAGGAGGCGAAGGACCGTGGCCTGCCGTTCGTTGACACGGCCGCTAGGTTGCTGGTGCGACGGGCGATTGCCAACGCCCGCAAAGCGGAGGCCCGCCGTGCCCGAGGATCACAGCGTCACGATTGACGGCCGCCGCTGGTTGCTGCGGTTCACCCGCCTTAAGGGTGACGCAGCCGGGTGGACGTTCTTTCCAAACGCAGCCCGGCCTCGAATCCTCATTGACGAGCGGCTCCGTGGCGGGGCTCGACTTGAAACGATTGTGCACGAGCTGCTGCACGCCAGCCTCGGGCCGACGATCTCTGAAGAGAGCGTGACCGAGGCGGCGCGAGTCATCCGGCGGACGTTGACCACGCTTGGGTACAAGGAGGTGCGACATGGCTAAGCAAAAGGGAAGCCTGCTTGATGACGTGCTGGCCCGCGTGAAGACAAAGCGGCCTGGTTTCGCGCCGTGGTACGAGCGGCTGCCTGACGATCTCCAGGCCGAGCTCGCCGCGATCCGTGAGCGGTTCCACGCTGGTGGGATTGCGAGCCAGAAGCGGGCGCTGGCCGTTGCGATTGCCGAAGTTGTGGCGGAGCGAGGGCATCAGAAACCCGGTGAGCAAGCGGTCATCTCATGGCTAAATCGAAAAGCGTGACCGAGGCTGTCGAAAGCCGGCTGGACGCCGCGACGCAACTAGCCGCCGATGCCGAACTCGCCCGCCTGCGGGCCGAGGTTGCCACGCTCAAAGGCCGCTACAAGTCTGCCTTGGCGGCGATCGACGCTGAGCGCACCAGGGCCGACGCAATCGCCGGGCTTGCTGGCATCAAGGCCACGAAGCGGCCCTTGACCAAAACTGTCAAGGCGAAGCCGCACGACGCCACCATGGTGGTGCTCCTGTCAGACATCCACTGCGAAGAGCGCGTGGACCCCGAGACGGTGAACGGGCTGAACTCCTACGATCTCGACGTGTGCGAGCAACGCATGGCCGAGCTCCAGGAGCGGTTCTTCGTCCTGCTCGAGCACGAGCGGCAGCTGGCCAAGATTGACCGCGTGGTGGTGTGGTTGGGCGGGGATCTGATCTCGGGCCATATCCACCCCGATACTGCGGAGATGGCCCAGCTGGCCCCGCTCTCTGCGTGCCGGTTCATCGGCGGCATCGTGCGTGCATTCATCGACCAAGTGGCCGACCACGCCCGCGAAGTGGTAGTGGCAACAAACAGCGGCAACCACGGGCGATCAACGGAAAAGCTGCGTGTCGGCACCGAGATGGATCATTCGTTTGAGCAGCACCTGTATCTCACGATGGCTGCGGCCGAGGCCCGCAAGAACGTCCGCTGGCAGATCGGCACCGGCTACCTGAACTACGTGGATCTTGACGGCTTCCGCGTGCGGTTCCATCACGGCCATGCCGTAAAGTACGGCGGCGGCATCGGCGGAATCACGATCCCGACGAACAAGGCGATCGGTGCGTGGGACGCCATTGAGCGGGCAGACCTGACGTGCTTCGGCCACTGGCATCAGTTCCAGTGGCTGCGTGCTGGGCGCTACGTTGCAAACGGCAGCGTGATTGGACACTCGGCATACGCTACCCGAATAAAGGCGGCCTACGAGCCACCGTGCCAGGCGGCGATCGTCATTGACCACGGCCGGCACGAAGTCACGAAGGCCATGCCGATCTACTGCGACAGAGACTTACGAAAGGGAGCCAGATGACAGCGGCTTTTGAATTGGCGAATGATGAACTGCGTGCGGCCGTGAAGTCTCGGATGGAGAACACGCCGGCCGATGATCCGAAGATGGTGGGCGAGCAGCGGCTGCTCGGCGACTCGCTCCTAGCGGATTACGTGCACCCGACGAGCCAGGCGTACTTCGACCTGCTCGACAGGATGAAGGCTCTTCACTCCAGCAAGAGCCGGGACTACGGGAGCGAACACGACCCGCTGGCCAACATTCGCAACGGTGCCCTGTTCGTAGGCATTGAGCCATGGAAGGGTGCCATGGTTCGATTGAGCGACAAGGTCACGCGCCTCGCCACGTTCAACCGCACGGGCCGCCTCGAGCACGAAGGCGTGGAAGACAACCTCATGGATCTGGCGTCCTACGCACTGCTTGCCTTGCTGCTCTACCGGGAGGAGCACAGTGGGTCCGCTGACTGACGAATACTTGTTGCAATGCGAACAGGCGGCACGCCGTTTCCAGGGCGCTTGGACCGGCACGAGCGGCAGCCTCGCGGCCATGCTGATGCACACGTTGGGCGAGATCCAGCGGCTGAAGGTCGAGCTGGCCCGCAGGGAACAGCGCGACGAAACAAACCGGGCGGCGGGTTGAGGCGGCGCAGGGTTTCCCTCCCTTTCCCCCGCGTTGCCTCCCCGCTTGCCCGGTTTAGTTGGCATACGTCAATCGGCCGGCGGTTTGCCGATGTCCGGCAGGTATTCGAGGTTGCTTTCGCGCCCAGTGATCTCTTCGTCATAGTAGTGATTTTCGGCCATTTCCTCGCTGCTGTGTCCTAGCTGCTTTTTGGCCGAGATTCCGGCGCGCTTCAGATAACTGGCGGTGCTTTTTCTGATCGCGTGGAAGGGCTTGTACGGCACGCCAGCCGTGCGACACAGAACCTTCAGGCTGGCGTAGCAGGACAGCATTTCCCGATCGTCCAGCCAGGCCCACACGCGAGCGTCTGGCGGGCCTTTCTGCACGGCCAACATCTTGGACAGGGCAGGTGAGATCGGCCGCGTGATCGTTTCCCTGTGGCCCTTGCGCGTGGCCGCCAGGAACGTGAGCGTGTGCCGCTCCAGATCAACCTGCCCCCAACGCAGCTCGAGCACCGCACCAATACGCTCGCCTGTCTGAAACATCGCCTGAATCTTCGTCACCCAGTACCAGGCCGCCGGCTTGCCCGCTACAAGCCCTTTGCGGTGCCTGGCTGCATCGACAAGCTTGGCCAGCTCATCGGCCTTGTAGGCTTTCGGCACGGGCCGTGGCACCCTTGGACGGGCGTAATCGGGGAACTCGATCAGTTCGCCGTCCGACCGCTTCCACCGCTTCTTCGCCAGCCAGGTCCACAGGCTCCGCAGGTGTGCCGAGTCTTTCGCCAGGCTGGCCGGCGAGATCAGTTTGAAGCGGCTGTGCTGGTGCGTCTGCCGCCACCGCATGAACTTTGCGGCCGTCAGATCGTCCAAATCGTCCACTGTGGGCTCGTGCCCCAAGAAGTCGCGGAACCTGTCCAACGTGCTCAGGTACATCTGCACCGACCGATCGGATAGATTCTTCAACGGCGCCACACGGTCAATCAGCAAATCTCTCAGAGTCATTTCTCGTCTCCCTTTTGGTGTGAAAGGGCGATTGTAGGGAATGGTGTACAAATGTTCAATCTACACCCCATCCGCTAGAACAATCGGCCCGTGAGTAGTGTACAGCGTTTCGAGTAGAATGGGCAAGTCGGGCGGCGATTGACGCACGTGACGCTTGCGTTACTATGAGGGCATGGTTGCATTGGCGAGCCCAGACAAAGAGTGGATTACGATTTCCGAGGCGGTGAAGCTTGCTGGCTGCACCGAAGGCTATCTGCGCCGCCTGCTGGGTGACGGCGATAACCGCTTGCGTGGCTGGAAGGCCGGCGAACGGGCCTGGCTCGTGCATCGGGCCGACGTGCTGGCCCTCAAAGCCAGCCTGACCACCAGATCCAACCTTCGCAAAGACGAACGGCCGGCGGCACCCAAGCCGCGCCGCAAGCGAAAGCCCTCGTAATCTCCGGGGAAACCGCCCGAAAAAAATTCTTGCTCAACTGGGCTTGCACAAAGTAACGATAACGCTACAGTACGCCACGTTGACGCAAAGGAGTTGAGTCATGGCCCGCATCTGGAATCGCCTGCTCGAGCAGCTGGTGCTCGTCCGCCTCGGCCAAGAACTTGGCACCGACAGTGATCTGGCTCGGGCGGTCGCCCATTCCATCGACTTTGCCCTCGGCACACTTGCCCGATTTCTTGGTTGAGCGAAGTGACGATACCGCTACACACTGGAATCCTCGTACACCATGTTGACTCACAAGGATACGCCCGTACATTACCCGCCCGCACCGCCACTAACGGGCGGACGACTCGCTACAAAAGTTTTCCCCGCCGTCAAAAACACCTGAAAAACAAGTGCAAAACGGCACAGCAGTTGCCCCCCCCCGTTTATTTTCTCGCCCCAACCTGAACAAAGGAGCACGCGAATGGAAGCCCACGAAAACGAATACGCCGCCGCAGTCGCCGGCATGCAGGAAACCTACGGACGCCCCGCCAACCTGCCAGCCGTTGGCGACTTCGTCTCTGGCTGCACCTGCGGTAAGCGCTGGTCTGGCTACGTCATGACCGCCGAGCCCGGCCGCCTGGCCGTTGAGTGCAGCGGAGCGTGGATCGTGGTGAACCCGGAGGACATCACGCACTGAAACACGGAGCCCGGTGGAACCGGGATTGCCCAGGAAGGGATCGCCCCGGCAAGGCAGGACGCGGAGCCGGGATTTCACATCGCAACGAAAGGGACGCGAGATGACCACGGAGATTTCGACAAACACGGCACCAGCGAGAGGGTTGGCCCTCGCCTCGTTCGAGGACGCATTTCGGTTCAGCAAGATGGTGGCCTCGTCGGAGTTCGCCCCGAAGGATTTCAGGGGCAAGCCTGAGTCCTGCATGCTGGCCATCCAGCACGGCAGCGAAGTCGGGCTGTCCCCCATGCAGTCGCTCCAGAGCATTGCCGTCATCAACGGCAGGCCCACCATCTGGGGCGACGCCGCCCTGGCACTGGTGCAGTCGAGCCCGGTCTGCGAGTACGTCCGCGAGTTCACCGAGGGCGAAGGCGACGGCCTGGTGGCCGTGTGCGAAGCCAAGCGTAAGGGCTACCCGCAACCCACTGTGGTGCGGTTTTCGATGGCAGACGCCAAGCGGGCTGGCCTGGCTGGCAAGACAGGCCCGTGGTCATCGTACCCGGCCCGCATGTGTGCGCTTCGAGCACGTGGCTTCGCTCTTCGCAACGCCTTTGCCGACGCCCTGCGTGGGCTCATCACGGCCGAGGAAGCCCAGGACTACCCGTCAACCGAAGCCCCGGCGGTTGTGGCTCGTGCGCAAGAGCCTGCAAAAGCCACGCAAGTGGCACAGCCGCCGGCTGCTTCGGCCACGCCGGATGACATGGCTAAGGCCAGGAGGGCTATTGCGGCAGCCAAGAGCGCAGAGCGTCTACGCGACATCGTGAGAACTGTTCGTGAGCGCGGACACGCTGGCTTTTACACGGCTGACCAACTTGAAGAACTGGTGGAGTTGATCGACACCAACATCGAGCTGCTGACGCCACGCGGCGACGCCTACGAGGACAGCGGCACGGAGCACTTCGACGCTCAGGAGATCGCAGCGGAGGCCAGAGCATGAACGACGAACCAGACGAAGACCGCATGCAAGCCCAGCGCCGCCGCTGGAAAGAGCTTGACCACGTCGCCGCCGAGATTGCAGCGGAGCGGGCGACGATGCAGACCGACATCGGCAAGGTGCTCGAGGACGGCCCGCCCTCGCCGTTCATCGTGGATCGCGGGATCTACACCTCTCGGCGTGACCGCGAGGCGATCCAGCGAGAGGAAGACCGCATCACACGACTGGAGCAAATGGGCAGATAGATCACAGCCGGCACACCCTTGCTTGCGGCTTGCATCGGGGCCGCATGGGTCGCCCCTCCGGCGGTGGCGCGTAACACCGGACGCAGCCCAGCGAGACGGGCCAATACACGGAAAGGATTTCCATGTCGGACTACTACTCGGAAACGCTCGACACGCTGCCGCTGTTTCGACGCACCGACCCGGTGACGAGCAAGGCCGCAGCCGCTGACGCGAAGACGTTCAGGGGCGAGCACCACGCGGCGATCCTTGCGGCGCTGGCGCAAGGCCCGGCCGGTGCCAGTGGCATCGCGGCTCGGTGTGGGCTGCTCGCCCACCAAGTCAACAAGCGGATTCACGAGCTCGCCAAGTGCGGGCGGATTGCGGCTACCGGGCAGATCGTCACCAGCGCCAGCGGGCGCGGGGAGCGGGAATGGAGGGTGGCGTGATGGAACGGACTCTTCGCAGCAAAAAGCTTCGCGCCGCGCTGTGGCGGATGACTGGCGGCAGGTGCGCGATTTGCGGATGCGATCTGCCTGACACATGGCACGCAGACCACGTCGTCGCGTGGGTCAAGTGCAAGACAACGAACGTTCACGAAATGCAGCCTGCCTGTCGCAGCTGCAACTTAAAGAAAGGGTCGAAGTAATGAATCTCCGAGGACATCAGAACGCTCTTCATCGCTACCTACAGGGGCTTGATCAAGCCGACCTTCCTGCCGACATCCTGGCCGACGTTGTTCCTGGTGGCGGCAAGTCAATGCTGCCCGGCTTGCTGGCGGCAAGGTTTCCCCGGCATCGAATTGGCTGGTTCGTTCCGAGGCTGTCGCTCGCCAGGCAGGCTGCGATTGGGATGCTGAAAGATTTTGGAATCGAGATCCGCGAGAGCGGAAACGACACGAACCCAAGTCGAGGCACGCGGGGATTTGTTGCGACGCACGCGGCACTCACCGCTGATCCATCGCTGTGGGAGGACGAGTTCAAGAGGCATCCGTACCTCTTGATCATTGACGAACTGCACCACGCCAAGCAGCTCCGCAGCGGCGAGCCAAACGCACTTGCGGCTGCAATCGCAAGGCTGCGGTACCTCGTTCGGCTCTGCATGACTGGCACGCTTGAGACGAACGACAACTCTCTGATCTACAGCGTGCCGTACGCCGGAACGTCGCGTGGGTACGAGCTTGACCTGCAGGCTTCCGATGGCGAGGTCATTCGATACAGTCGGTCATCAGCACTTAGCGAGGGCGCGATTGTTCCTGTCGAGTTTCACTACCACGACGGGCCTGTTAAGTGGGAGGACAAGGACGGCATCCAAGAGTCTCGGCTGTCTGACGTTGTCGCGGAGGACGAGGCCCAGGCTGTTTGGACAGCTCTTCGAACCGACCTTGCAGACCAGCTGCTTGCAAACTGCATCTCTCATTGGAGGCAGTTTGGAGATCGCCTGCTTGTTGTGACCGCCGACCAACAAACGGCCAAGGCCTACCACGCCGAGATTCGACGGCAGGGCATCTCATGCGGACTTGCCATCAGCGAAGCCGATGACGCACACAGTGACATTGAGCAGTTTAGGGAGGGAGGATTCCAGTGCCTAGTGACGTGCCAGATGGCCTACGAAGGGCTGGACGTTCCGGCCATCACGCACATCGCGTGCCTGACACATATCCGATCGCTGCCATGGATTCTTCAAATGCTGGCGCGGGCGTGGAGGGCACTTGCCAAAAAGGGGAAGTGCTGGGCATTCGTTCCGAATGACCCACGCATGAACCGAGTCATTGAGCGAATCCGCCAGGAACAAGATGCCGTTGTGCCGCTTCCTCGGGATGTTGGTGCTGGCGGAAGCGGCGGCGGGCCGATTGCATTCGTTCCCATCAGCGGGGAGGTCGCTTCTGTGACCGCGGAGATGCTCGACGGCTCGTCAGCAGAAGACCCGCTATTTTCCCAAGTGGCAGCAATTTGCCGCCAATGGAATCTGCCGGTTGATCACCCTATGGCCGCGCAGTTCCTGAGCGCGTTGCGGTCAGGCGGAACCATTCATCGCCGCGACTTAACGGTGGCCGAGAAGGAAACGCAGATGCGGAACGAAGTGGCTGCGGCGTGCAGGAGGGCCGACCGCCAGCGCGGCACAGAGGATGGCACGCACCAGAAAAAACTGTTTAGGACTCTGGGGTTCAAGAGCATCACGCAGATGACCATCAAGGAGCTTGAGCATGCACGCAGCGTCTGTGCACGTATCTGCTCTTGATGAGATCGGCGACCGCGATGCCCCTGTCGGCTCTAGGCCGTGGGCTTTGTGGGTCGTCGGTCAAGCCAAGTTGCAGCGTGAAGAGCTTGAACGTGACGCATCCGCGCTACGCAGGCTCATCGGCAAGATGCAGAGACACGAAGCATGGAAGGCCCTCGGTGTTCCATCGTTCGACATGCTTTGCACGACGCAGCTGCGGCTGTCGGCCGACGAGGTGTCGGCTGTGCTCAAGGCCCGCAAGGGGCAGAGCCTTGGCGTTGTCCTTGGGAGGCATGGAGGCAAGCGCAAGAAGGGCGAGCAAGTTGATAATATCAAGTTGAAGGGTGGGACTCAGTCGGCATACCTCGCCGCTCGCCTTCGCCGCGACCACCCAGATGCAGACTTTGATGAGTCGGTACGTGGCAGCGTCCGCCAGGCCGCAATCGCCGCCGGCATCGTCAAGGTGCCCAGCGTGCTCAATCAACTTCGCAAGCTCTGGGCTAAGGCATCGGACGCCGACCGCCACACCTTCATCAAAGAGGTGACGCGTGGCCGGTGAATGGATTGCCTACGACCTGGCCCTGCCCGACAAGCCCGAGGTGCAGGAGCTCATCGACACGACGGGCCTGCCTGTGCAGGACGTGGTGTTCAACCTCCTGAACCTGTGGGGCTGGGCCTCGATGCACTGTGCCGATGGCACGGCCCGCATGACGATCACCCGTCTGGTGCGAACCTGCGGGGCGACAGAGGACTTTTGGAACGCAGTGGCCAGCGTTGGCTGGCTGGAGATCGACCAGACGGCCGCTACCGTTGCTGTCCCAGGATGGGATCGCCGGTTTAGCCAGGCGGCCAAGTCGAGAGCCCAGCACGCCGACCGCAGCCGGGACCACGAAGAGCGGAATCCCGGCCGCAAACGCAGGCCAGAGCCTTCCGGCGCAGACGCGCCGGACGATCCGGCGCACGAGCGCCGCAGAGGAGATGAGATAAGAGGAGAAGTTCATCATCATCCGCGTGAGGCTTGGGAAAAGTTCCAGAGGGCGTGGAACGCAGGCAAGGGCCGGAAGTGGACGCCGGCCACACCGCCTGACGGCTGGGAAGACCGCCTGGCTGAGCCGGGCTGGCTGGAGGTTGCCAGCGAAGCCATTGGCCGTATCGGCGAGTGCCGGTACTTCAAAACCCCGATGACGCTGATTCAGTTCGTGAAGCCCGGCTGGGCTCACAAGGTTCTCGGCGGTTCGTTTGACAGCCCGAGGGGCGAGCAGTCGGGCCGAGACTTTGCAAACGCACCTGCACCAAAGCCATTCACGGGCGAAGACGCCGAAGCATTTGAACGCACACGTAGAAAGTTAGCAGCCGCCAAGGAGGGCCTATGACCACGCAAACACCACGACCGTTGACCGCACGCCAAGCCGAAGTGCTCGAGTTCATCCGCGCGAACTCTGGCATGTACGGCCCCGCCGTACGAGAGATCGCAGCCGAGTTCGGCATCCGCTCGCCAAACGGCGTTGTGGCTCATCTGCGGGCGCTGGAGAAGAAGGGCTTCATCAAGCGCCGCCCAGGCATCACCCGTGGAATCGAGGTGGTGGCATGAGCTACACGCCAAGCCCAGCACCTGCCCCGCGACAGCTCGTGCAGATGCTTCGCATTCACGCATGGAAAGACGAGATCACCGACGACTGCCGACAGTTCCACGAGTGGAGCGCCGACACAATCGAGCAGCTGATGGTGCGCTGCGTGCGGCTGTCACAACGCATCGAGAAGTTGGAGGCAGCCCATGAGCGTGCGTGACTTCGTGATGCTGAGCCTCGGAGAGATTGTCCTAGTGCTGACGTTCGGCATTGGGATTTTGGTGGGTTGTTCTTTGAAACGAAGGGAATCTGACAATGGCAACCGCAACGAAGAAGAGAACCGGAATTGAACTGGCGTCTGCCGACCTGAAGTCTGCGTTGGCCGCAGTCTCGCCTGCTGTGCCAAGCCGCAGCCCGAAGCCGATCTACCAGAGCATCCGCCTGGGCGACGGCGTGCTGACGGGATCGGACGGCGAGGTGCGAATTGACGTGACGATCGACTACCACGCGGATGCCATCCTGCTGCCTCACGGCAGGCTGTCGCAGATCCTCGGGGCCGCCACGGGCGATACGGTGACGCTCCAGCCGGGCGACACGTCGTGCGTGGTGAAGGCTGGGAGCGGCACGTGGACGCTGCCAACCGAGAACGCCAGCGAGTACCCGCTGTGGGAGCCAGCCGATGCCAAGCCGGTGACACGGCTGCCGGCTGACCAGTTCTGCCGCGCCGTGCGTGGCGTGGTGTTCGCCACCGATGATGACTCCAGCAGGTTCGCTTTGGGCGCCGTGCTCATCGAGGTGAAGGGCGAGACGGTCAGCTTCGTCGCCACGGACGGGCGGCGATTGAGCGTGGTTGAGTGCGAGCACGACCTAGCGGTGGACGATTCGCAGACGCTGGTGCCCAGCCGCGCCATGGCGATCCTGTCGCGGCTGGCGGCGGCTGACTCGGACGGTTCGGTGCAGCTCGAGGCGACGGCCAAAGAGATCATTGCAACGGTTGGCACGGCGACCGTCACGGCCCGGCTGATCGAAGGACGCTTCCCCAAGTGGCGCGACGTGGTGCCGGATCTCGATTGCGAACCCACCACCGTGCTTGCCGAGCAGCTGCTGGCCAGCGTCAAGGCGGCGGCGATCGTCACTACGGAGGCCAGCCGGGGCGTGGACTTTGCCTTTGGCAAGGATGGGCTGTGGCTGCACGGCAAGAGCAGCGAGGCTGGCGAGTCCAGCGTGACGTGCGATCTCGTGGAGGCTGGCACGGCGTGCACCGTGAAGTTGGACCCGCGCTACGTGCGGCAATGGCTCGAAGGGCTGCCGGCGGATGGCGAGCCCACCGTAAGCGTCCAGGCGAAAGACGGGCAGTCGGCGGTCATCCTGCGTACGGATTGCCACACGGGCGTGGTCATGCCCATGGCAGCGGAGTGACGCCATGGCAAAAACAGAACGCCCGGTGGACGTTGTGCAGTTATGCGCCCTGTGGGCTGATGTCGCAGTGCCACGCAAGGAAGTGGCAAGGCGGCTAGGCGTCAGTGCGTCGCAGCTCGTGCGGCTGGTGCGTCGGTACAAGTTGGCGCACAGGCCGCCAGAGTATCAGCAGGCAGCGGCAGATCCGACGCCTGCCGAGATCGCCGAGCGTGCCAGGGAATGCCGAGAGCGGCATTACGCACAACGGCGGGCCGAGGTTGAGGAAACCACGCGCACGAAAATCTGGAAGTGGAATACCGGCATCTGTCAGCCATCGGCTGGCCGGCATATGTCGTAACGTTTGACACGCAGTTCATCCTGTGAACGTGCAATGTCGCACAGTCACAGGAGGACTACATGCGTTGTTTCATTTGTTTGCTCGCTCTCGTGTTCGCCGCGCCGGCCTTGGCCGACGTGAACGTGTACGCCAGGCGTGTTGTGATCTCGTCGGCTCAGGATGACGCCGAGGAGATGGCCCGCACCGGAGTTCTTCGCCACTGCG